TACATAGCCAATTCAGACATTTTACCCATTTATACTCCCATTGTTGTAAGGACATAGATGTCTGACATCACAGAATGACTCACACTTTCTACCGTCCCAGGTTTGTTCTCTATTGCATTGTTGAGGTAAGTTTCCTGTTTCTAGTGCTTTGACTAGCTCATCTCTAGCAGATAGAAACTTATTCTCTAATACTTCATCGTCGTACTTTGGCACTTCAATAAGATATATATGTTTGTCTAGACCTCTATCTCTAGAAACTGCAAGACCTCCGTCTCTTAATGTAACTTGTATATACATACTATCGACAGGATATCCTGCTTTGTCTAGCAAATATCTATACCAATTTAGTTGCCAACCCCAATCTCCGAAGTCTGCTAAACCTTCGTCGCGATACCATTGTTTAATCATTTTAGGAGAACCTTTTTTTCCCCACTTACCGCTTGACTTGTATCTAGCACCAGACGGGTCTGGAATTAGTTTATATGTCATCCCTAATAGTTTAGCACATTTGTAAGAGCCAGTATTCTTATAATCTAACAATGTATTAGTCTCCTTGTCATACAAGTCGGCTATACCAGTTATGTCAAACTCTTCTAGCTTTTCTTCTAACAAATGTCTGTCGTCTTCGTGTTGTTCTAGTCTAGCGTGATGCATTGTTCCTGCTAGAGAAAATGCTCTATCCTGAGGGTCTACATAGTATTCTTTAGTCCTTTTAAGATAAGATTCACACGTTCCATTTAGAAGTTCAGTGGTAGACGGCTTTCTATTAGGGTCTCTTTCTTTCGACATTTCAATTAAAGTAGGTAATGACATACCCATTTTAACGATATCGACATTGCCCTTCTTTACGTCATCAAATGATACTTTATCTCCATTTGGGTAAACGAAACCAATTGCGGGCATCTAGTCGCTCCTTATCGTTAACATAGTCTAGCATTAAACTATGTAATTTATCTTTAATTGATACACCTTCTTTGAGTGTTGCAGACTTAAACTTTATCCAAAGTTTCTTGTCTACAACAAAAGAAGTTTGATATCTATTTTTCATAGTGCAATCTACCATAGTATTCTTACTTGTGTCAAGTAAAACTTTAAAACTTTATAAGTCAAGTTTCCTAAGTTGTTTATCCACATCTTCCTTTACATCATCACTTAAACTATCAAAATACTCGTGAAGTATTTCAAAACCATTTTTATATCTTGCAGTATAACCAATTTGATTATTTAATTTGTTTTTTGCTTCTGCGTAGTCTTCTTCTAATTTCTCTAGATAAAGAAGTAGTGCGTCTAATTCTCTATCTACTCTTTTAAACTGCTCGTAACCTTTGCTCATGATTTTCTCCAGTGTTGTTGTTAACTATTTCACTTGTCCATCCTGCACCTGCGACGTATTTAGTTTGTATTCTGAAACCTAACTCGTCTAGTTCTGCAGTCAGTTCAAGTATCTTTCTATTAATTTTTATTGCTCTTTTATCTCTATCTTTTCTATCTTTACCCATTTATCCTCCTGGTCAAGTATATAGTATCCTAGATTGTCATTAACTCTTTCTAGGCTTCGTATTAGTCTTCTCATTTTGTCGTTGAATATGATATTATTTTTATTCAAACTACCTTCGTCTTTTATAGACCAAGTCTTATTTTTTTTCATCTAACACCTACCTCCGTCTAGTATTCTATCGTATTCATCTTTATTGCCCATAGTCTCTTCTGCTACACTTTCTTTAAACTCAAAGTAAGTGACAACTTCTTCAGAGCAGTCGCAATCTTCCATATAGACTTCTTCAATACCACAGTATCCACATACCATCATATCGTCTGAGTCTATAGTAACTACATTACCTTCTTCGTGTTCTATCATTTCACATTGTTCACATTCATCTACAGAAACACTAGGCTCGTCGCCATCTAGCATATTACCACACTTACAGATTACTGTCGGTGTCCATATGCCTTTTGACGACTTGCCTTTTTCGTCTGATATATACTGCAAGTAACTCATCGTGAGTCGTTTGCGTAGTCTCTTTGCTTATCATTCCAACCTTCGACAATCATATCATTGTAAGTCTCATACTCAGTCATAAGGTTATGAAACATATCATAAGCAAACCTAATATCAAATAAGTCGACACCCTTTTCCTCGTCGTGAGTCACAGGTATGTCTACTACTATGCGTTTATCTTTCATAATGTGCCTTTATATTGTTAATATTAATTATGCTAGGTGATGTCCAACCAAAGTAAAATATTTGTAATAATCTCTTTGCACCACCTAGCATAAAAACAATCTATGTATAAATAAAATAAAAGTCAAGCAAAATTTAGCAAGGCAATATCTAGCACATAGCCGAGCATAGCTTAGCCACCATCTAGCAAATAACATAAAATAAAACACACAACTTAGTAGACCGACGAAACTAATCGCCAGTCTACTTGTTGCGACTATCTATAAATTGTCATAATTTACATTAGTCCTAGATGGAACTCCTATGTCTCTATGTATTGTTTGTTCGTTAGTACCTCGACCATAATACATATACGACATCTGATGGTTCTTAAAGTATCCATCACTTGCATTGTCTATTGTAGCCCAATATCGTCCAACCGACTTTGTATACTCAAATAGATTAGTAGCCACATTAAACTCTACGACTTGCTTTACTTCTGCGTAAATGTTTTTGATATGACTATCATCTCTTGAAGTAAAGTACTTCTTTCGTCCTGCGAAGTACTCTTGCGTCTCTTTTGGTATATTGAATATTCTCATCATATTCGACCAACCTAAAATGTGTGGACGATTATCATGTAATAGACTATATAGATGACTGACTAATGGTTGAACTAGATAAGGTTTATCCTTCTTCGGTAGTTTCATATAACGACGAAGTAGTTCGCTATCCTTATAATATTGTTCAATGTCAGTACTCTCGCCATAGTCTGAGTATCTATTCCATAGACGATTTATTTTGGTATACATCTTGTCGCCTCCAAGTAAAGACTTGAATATAGATGAATGTCGTAAATCTCTTTGACTATAAGGTTTATCGACAAATTCATCTCTAACCTTATTACCTATGTCATAACAAACATCTACGACATTTGTCCAGAATATAGTCCAATGCTTTATCTTGTCTGGGTTTAATGTACCTCCATGATATCGTATTTCTAGTCCCTGATTTGCTTGAAAATGACAATGCAAATTCAGTCCATGATATCTTTTGTCATTGTATTTCTCAGACGAGTAGTATCCATTGTCGTACCATACATCAATAAAGTCATCTCTACTTTCAACATACTTAAACGACGATAGTCGTTGACTAACTTTTCTACACCATTGAGATGTCGACCTAGACGGAGGACACCACGAATAGACATGAGGCTCAATTAGTTTAGTCATGAGTGCTAAGACTGAGAAGTGAATATAGTCGTAATCTCTTACATCTATATGTAAATGTAATCCACATTTTCTACTCACATAAGCGTCTAAATTATGCACTAATGTATTACAAACTATTTTTGTGTCTTGCAATAGTCTGTCGCCCCTTCTAGGACGCATAACTATTTCATATCCATAAGGATGATTCTCGTCTGTAACACTGCCATCATAAACTACTGATAATGCAGGGTCTATTCTTTGCTCTCGTCTAAACATATGAGCAAGTTCCTCCCTTATATCATCAGTCGAAGGCTCGTTATCCCAAGCATCACCATTGAAGTTAGTCTCTATTTCTAATCCGACATATCGTTTAGACTTGATTTCGTTGAATGTATCTTTGTCGTATCCATGCCCTGTTGGGTTCACGAAGTCAGTATTTGTCTTGACGAAGTCATTGTCTAATACCTCCCATTCAGGACGATTATTAGAAGCGTCTTCATCATAACAATACTCACAAAGACATTCGTCGTTGCTATTGTAATATGTATCGCTATCAGGCATGTCGGTATCGCAATGTTCACAATGTCTAATCTCGTCATCATAACAAGATTGACATCTGTACATTGAGTCGCATTCTGCGTAATAACTATCTGCGTCTGCTATTGAGTCGCCACAACTATCGCAGTTAGTGTAGTTGTTGTCGTGGCAAGACTCACAAATGGAATTACCATATGGGTCTTGCATTTCATCTCCGACTTCAACTTCTACATTACAATCATTACAATCGATAGTCTCTATATACGAATCGTCGTTAGTATGTTGTCTACTTTCAGGAGGCATTTGTATCTACCAACTCATCGTCGATAGCCTCCCATTGCATTTCCATCTGAGCTTGTCGGTATTCTTCTTCTTCTCTCTCGTACCACATCTCAGACATTACACTTTCCGACACTACATAACCATCGACATGGCACATCCATTCGTCTTCCGACTCATCATAGTACCATTGTTCTGGTTTTGTGTCGTACAACTCTGCTAAGTGTTTCATCTCATCCTCGACATATTTTTGAGGTATTATTGATTCCCACTCATCATCGTCCCAACCATAACTATTCATTCCATAGTTATACTCACGACTATTATATTCGAATTTCGTAGCAGAGTAATTAGTTTCTTTATCAGTAAACAGCGTCGTATCGAATGCATATAAAGTATTCTTATGCAGACTAACTATTTCTGTCTTGATATTAACTTCGTCTAATGCGTCTTCTATGAAGCCTTCTTCACTTGCGTAAAACAATGTTTTAAGCGAAGGAACATAAGCGACATAAAGTGGACGATTACTCTCTCTACAAAGATATAATATATTAGGGTTATCTTTGACAAAGGACAATGCAAAGTCGCTGTCAAAATACTTGACTGCGTCCTGTATATTGTCGCTATCATTGATAGCCTTAAAGATTAACTGACTATCGACTGGACATTGTTTGCCCAGTTTAGTCGTCATCTCGTCTATATTATAGACACAACCATTGTGAGCTCCGACAACATTGCCTACTCTAAATGGGTGTGCGTTTGATTTGACTATTGCTCCTTCTGTCGCAAAGCGTGTATGTCCAAGCAATATATTATTACCAGTCTGTAATGATTTTACTGACTGATTGAATTGCTTTGTGTCTACAAACTTGCTAGACGGCAATAGTGATTTATGTATTCTAGTTTCAGTTCCGACTTGTGCAATACCAGACGAATGACTACCACGAGTCTCGCTATCTATTGCCATTTGTCTTACCACCTTTTTGACAACTTTGCGTTGTCGCTTAGTGTAAGTAGTCGGAGACTTTGCTATACCATATATACCACACATAGTCTAATCTCCTTTTATTTAGTTTAAGTTTAGTAGGACGCCATCTAGCGTCTACTCTATTGTTAGTATTACTACTAATTCTTTGCGACGAACTTGCAAACGACGCAGAAAGGAAGTGCGTCCCAATCGCCTCGACTAGTTGATTAGTATAGTCTGCAAGTCGTCGCCACAACTTATAATCTGTCGTTTATGACTTTTCTAACTGCTTGTTTACAGTAGTCTAACTTGTCATATGTACGACTCATCTCGTTCATTGTCTGAACTTTTATGTTTTCCGTAATATCTAAATCGTCGAATAATAAACCTGTGTCAATTCGTAGGTTTAGTAGACGCTGTTTGATTACTGCTAACTCATTAGTAATGCGTCTGCTTTCTTTGATTTGTCTAGATATATTGCATTGTCTACACATTTTATTTGTCCTTTCCATAGCCTAGTCTATGTATTTTGTTTGACGCTTTGGTAGTCTGTCTGCCCATCTTCTGGACTAACTTCTCATACCAGTCGTCTTTCTTTTTCTTAGTCTTAAATGTATCGTCTATCCATTGGTTATATTCTACCCTGTTGATACGACTGTGTGTCTCAAAACGACTACGAGGTGTACATACGACTAACCTGTACCCGTCTTTCATCAACAGCTTACGACATTGCTCAACTACAAACAAGCATTCTTTCATACTCGTCGCGTCTACAACTGCCGTCGTGTCTTGTATATTATTGACTATGGTAATCTCCCAAGTCTTATCATACTCGACTGGAACGATAGATATGTCTAACCCAACAGGTAGCGTCTCCATCTCTACGACTTCTTCTACCCAATGACTCTGCCCACACTTGTCGCATGAACACTTGTGTCGTTGTATCATAGTATCTGTCATAACTTTGTCCTTCCGTCGGAGTGGCCTAGTCCCGACTATTCTATCAGCCAAAACAATTTACGAATTTCTAGAATAAGTTGCAACCGAAAGATTTGACGCCATCTAGTTTCCGTCGGAGGGTTGCCCACCATTTAGCTGGTTAAATAACGACACATAGTCTAGCTTCCGTCGCGGGGAAGTTCGTCAAGCATAGTCGAGCTACGTCGACGGGGAACATAGTCGAGCATAGTCGAGCTCCGACGCAGGGGAAATGTTGAATAAAAAAAAGAGTGGCGACCGAAGCCGCCATCTCTTATCTTGTCAGGTTATTTTGATAGTTTCTTAATAAGCCTGGACTGTACTTCACGTACATTTTCCAGTGTTTCTATCTGATAGCGAAGATTTTGTATCTCTCTATCACGAACAGAAGACTGGTGAAACTTGATATACTTATCAGTTTCTTCGGTAGTATACATTGATTTAACAGGTATATAACTACCTTTTAAGGCATCATGCATATCTTTTCTGATACGATGTACATACTCTGCGTTCTCAACTAGGAAGTATTCAAAACTTCCAGGTTGTGAATCCATAGTAAACTTACTCATGATTAGTTTCCTTATGATGTGAGGGGACCGAAGCCCCCTCGGGTTAGTATTATGCTTTTTTGATTAGCTCACTGATGTATTCCAAGTGCAATCTGACTTTGTTATTACAATCTGTCAGTGCTTTTGTAATCTCTATCAATGACTTAAGCAACTCTCGTTTTACTTTATCTTCCATTTTGTTTACCTCTATTATATCCGCGTCTGTATGCTTGCATCTCTACAATCATAACTAACTGCATAATATTGGCAATGAATGATATTGCTAAGATAAAACCCAATAACTCTAACATAAGTTGTTCCTTTCTGTTGTTTAAGTGTTGCGGGTTTCTGTTGCCAGGTACCCGCGGACCCCGAGGCTAAGTCAGTCGGTGAGGATTGCTATACCTTGATTTCGACTTTTACATCTACACAAGGAATACCCATATCTTCTGAACCGCGTTTCTTGAGCTTGAACTTCTTGCTTTTCAACAAGTCGTTAAGTTCATTCATCGCAACTTCAACTGCTTCAAAAGCAGTAGAGAAGTCAGGGTGTTCTGCAATCTGCACTCTATGAGAGGAGGCTCTTGTCCCTTTCTCACGATGTAACTCGTGATAATTGGTAGCAACTAAAGCTAGTTGCTCGTTAGACAAGCCCGCTTTCTTAAGGTTAGAAAATAATCTATCCTTAGTTTCACGAGTAGTAACCGCCTTCTTAGGAAGTGATTTTGCCATGACCAAACTTATCCTTTCTCTCGCCTTCTCAGACGAGCTTAGTTTAATCTAAGTTGAATATATTAGCACCATTTGTTCGCGATACCCCGAGGGATACTCTCTCGCTTGTGTGCCTGAATTCCGAATTGTCAAATAATACACCTAAGATTAAGGGTTATAATAATAAGAGTCAATACTTTTTTTTAAATTATTTTAAGAAACCCTGTAAGTGTTGATATTGCTAGACTTATAGTAGCAATTTTTTTTTATTTTTTCTTGACACTCTAGGAATTTTTAGAATTTTTAACCATATATAGAAAATGAGATTTTCAACCTAATTTTGGAATTTCAAACCCAAAAAAGACCACACCCCTATGACGGAAAAAAAGAAACACACAAACTAGGGCAATTTTTTGGTATGGGTCTGGGTATTTAGAACGGTTTTGGAAATTTGGGGTAGGATTTGTTGAGATAGTAGGATTCGACGACTAGAAAAATTTTGGGAAAAAATTTTGCGTAGAGACCCTCTCTAGAACACCGAGCATTATTTAAGAAATAGATTTAATATTCTAAGTCATTTACGAACACCGAACATTAAGTGTTTTTTTTCGTCCTTCGGACTGTCAAAGTTACCTTGTTTTACTTATTGTAGTCAAGTATTATTTTATTTTTTCTATTTGTATACTTGTTTAGAGCATTAGAAACTAGAACATTGGGACGTCGTGCGATTTTTTTACGTTTTTTTGCTTTTTTATTTGACTTGTGTAGGAATATTTACCTAATTTGCATACACAATTAACTTATGGGAGTAAAAATGAGCGATAAAAAGGCTATGGAATTGAATATTGGTGGACATTTGTACAAGATTGTAGAGTTACCATTAGAACATGAAGATAATGACAAAGAATTGTACGGTAGACACCTAGTAAAAGATAATATTATTTTAATTAATGAAGGTATTGAAAAATCACGTAAACTAGAAACATTAATTCATGAAATATTACATGCTATTTGCTATAATACTGGATTAGAACACGATGAAAGACAAATAGAAGCATTAAGTAATGGATTGTTTCAATTAGGAATAGGAGAATATCTGTGGAAGAAATCACAAAAAAAATAATTGAAGCTAAAAAAGCAGGTGATTACGAATTAGTACAAAAACTACAGCAAAAAATGGATAAATTACAAAATATTGCGTGGGGAAAACTAATAAGAGAACTAGAAGACGTAGCTGATAGAGAGGATTTTCCTAAGAAATGACAAATAATCAAAGAATTTTAGAGCTCATATCTAAAAGATTAGAAATAGGAGCTAAAAAATACGGCAATCAAGTGCCAGTAGATGGTAGTAGAGACAATCTAAAAGAAAGCATAGAAGAATTACTAGACCTATGCGTATATCTATCTGCAGTAGCATTAGAATTGCATGAACAGTACATTAATAATAAAAGAGGCAAATAATGGCTATAAGATGGACAGAGGATGAAATTAGGATATTAGACCAGTATGAACGTACTGCTAAGTCCGCTTTTACTCTCTATCAAGAAATACGTATTGCTGGGTATAATAGAACATATAAAGCAGTAACACGTAAATTAGAATCACTAGGTTTGAGAAAACCTTATAGATATACAACAGGTCACGAAAAAACAATTGGATACTTAGATATTGAATCAACTGGATTTAGTGCTAATATCGATGTTATGTTATCCTGGTGTATAAAAGGAAGAGGTGACAAGAACGTTGCTGGTGCTAAAATAACGAGAGAAGAGCTAATGTCAGAAAAGCAAGATGCTAGGATTACAGAGCTATTAGTAGAAGAAATGAACAAGTATGATGTAATATTTACATATTATGGTACTAGGTTCGATATTCCTTTTATTAGAACTCGTGCACTATATCATGGAACGTACTTCCCTCTTTACAGACAAAAATCACATAAAGACTTATATTATGTAGTAAGAAGCAAACTAAAGCTTCATCGCTCATCACTTCAAGCTGCCACAGAGTTTTTTGGTATTGCTGGTAAAACACGAGTAAAACCAGATATGTGGAGAAAAGCTAGATATGGAGATGAAAAAGCAATGAAGTATGTTTACGACCATAATGTAGCTGATGTAGTAATATTAGAAAAACTACACAGGAAGTTAGAAGAACACGCACCACCTATGGTGAGACCATTATAAGGAGTATTAAATGGCTAAGAAAAAAGAAGATACATTTAAATTAGTTCATGAAGGTAAGGAAATGGAGTTTAGTCTATCTGACTTATCTGAAGAAGCTAGATTAAACTATACTAGAGCAAATGAAATAGCAACTCAAACAGTTCGTATAGAACAACAATTAGTTGAGATGAGATTCTTGATTAATAACTATATTAAGTTTGTTGCTAATGAGCTTGACGAAAATAAGAGTAAATAGTTATATTTATGAAAGAACGTGTTGTTAAAGGTGTAACTCACTATCTCTTTGAGGACTTGAATGAATTTAGAGATAAATACGTTACACTTCCTATAGTTAGAGAATGGAGACATTCCAACAAAGGAGATTGGATACTGACTGATGATGGTCAAGTATGTCAAGTGTTACACCTTGGCGTTCTTAAAAAAAGCGATAGAAAGAAAGAAACTACTTTTATTAGAACTATTATGGGTTCATACATATGCAGCCCTTCTGTAGTAATAAAAGGAGAGATGAAAACAAATATGCATACTTTTTCTACCGCTGGAGAATCTCCTTCTGTTAGAAAGAAAAACAGAAAGAAAGTTACAGATAAAGAATTTTTATTTGGTAAGTATGTAGCAAAGGGAGATGAAGTAGTAGAAGCTTACATGAAAGCATTTCCTAGCAAGAATGAAAATTACGCAAAATCACAAGCAAAGTTATTGCTTAAAACCGATAGGGTAAAAAAATTGATTAGAGAAGAAATAGATAAATACTTGAATGAAGCTGAGATTACTCCAACATACTTGTTGGAAGAAATGAGAAACATTATAGATAAAGGCGGTTCATCAGATAGAGACAAGATTACTGCCATAACAACATTAATGAAAATATCAGGAATGATGGAAACTCAAAAGACCACAGAGTCTGTTACATTGTTTCAAGGTTTTTCAAAGGAGCAATTAGATGCAATTCAAGGTTCCAAATACAAAAAATTGGCGGAAGTTAAAAAAGATAGTGAAAAGTAACCGATGTGTTATTTGTTGCTATAGATTATATAAAACTGCAATATACGTTTGGGATAAAGACGAGAAAGATTGTACTCACGTAAAGTGTTTCAATTGTCTTAGTGTTTATGATAATGAGTTTGAATTAACAGATGTAGGATTACCAAGACAAACAGGAGAAGCATGAGATTAGCAGTATATGGAACACTTAGAAGAGGTTACGAAAAAACAGGTAAAGTAAAAGGTTTTAGTTTAGTTTTTCCTGGACATAGAAACTTTCCAGCTCTTGTAAAGAATGAAAAAGGCAAAGGAGCTGTTGTAGAAGTTATAGATGTTACAAAAGAAGATTTAATAATGTATGACAAGTATGAGTCTACAGATTCTGGATTGTATATTAGAACAACAGTAGATGTAATACTAGATGACACTAAAGAAAAAGAAAAGTGTTGGGTTTATGTAGCAGGTCCTGTTTTATGGCAGAACACTAGTATGTTTACTGAAGTTCCTGATGGTGATTGGTTATCACCTAAAACTCTTGTAATGATGGACAGGGTATATGAAAAAGAATACGAAGAAGCCAGATAAATTTAATATTATACCACCTGACTTATCTGCAAAAGAAAAAGCGTTAGAGTTAGCAAAAAAAGATATAGTTACTTTTGGACAAATGTTTTTGCCAGAAGATTTTATGAAATCAGCTCCTGCACCCTACCAATATCAACTTAGTGATATACTTTTAGGAGATGATAAAAGAGTTTGTATTATATTACCTAGAGGACATGCAAAGTCAACACTAGCTAAAACAGCTTTACTATATCAGTTGTATTTTGCACCACCAGAAAAGAAACAGTTTATTGCTTGGGTATCTGAAGAACAATCTCAGGCTATTGACCATATCAAGTACATACAAAACCATATAGATGTAAATCCTGCACTTCAATACTACTTTGGTGACTTAAAGGGTAGTAAGTGGACAGAGAAAGAATTTACTACTGCAAGAGGAGATAGGGTTATAGCAAAAGGTACATCACAAAGATTGCGTGGTCGTTCTCAACTAGGATTAAGATATACAAACATTATACTTGATGACTTTGAGTCAGAATTAAATACTAAAACACCAGATAGAAGGAGAGAGATAAAAGAATGGGTAATGTCAACAGTAGAACCCGCTTTGGAAAACTCAAAAGAAAACGAAGGGTCAATATGGCTTATTGGTACGATAGTCCATTACGATTCATTCCTACAAGGAGTTTACGATGGATATATCCAAGCAGAAAAGGAAGGTAGACAATCAGCTTGGAATGTATTATATAAAAAAGCAATAGTAGATGGAGTTCCTTTATGGTCTAGTTATTTTACAAAACAAAAGCTAGATGATATTAAAAGACGTTTTACAGAGATGGGACTTATACATAAGTTTGCTCAAGAATATCAAAATGAAGCTAGAGATGTAGATAATGCAAAGTTTCACATTGATAGAATTAATTATTATCAAGGTAATCTTGAAAATAGAAATGGATTCAATTATTTAATGGTTGATGAATCTGCTATACCTTTAAACGTATACATTGGTGTTGACTTAGCTTATGAAGCTAATGCAAGAAGTGACTATCAGGTTATTATGGTTATTGGTATAGATAGTGATAGAAATATTTATGTATTAGATTTTTATAGAGAACACTCTCCTTTGTATGATATGCCAAAAAGAATTGTTGACTATGCAAAACAATTTAATCCTGTAAGAAGAGTGAATATTGAAAAGGTAGGAGCTCAAGGATTAGTAAAAGATTATGTAAATCAAATAGCTGGTTCAGATAGAAAACTAGCTCCAGGACTATCTCAGGGTGTTAGACCACCTCACGGAATCAAAAAAGAAGATAGGTTAGAAGCTTTGCTTTGTCCTATTGTAAATCGTAGAAAGTTATTTATAAAAAAAGAACATATAGCTTTAGTTGACGAGATGTTTGAATTTCCAAAAGGTAAGAACGACGACCTTCTAGATGGTCTATGGTATGCAGTTACGACTGCAAAACCACCAAAAAGTTCAGCTATAGGTGCGGAGAAACTTGGAGAGAATATAGCTAGAATCGAAGAAAGTCGTGCAAAAAGAGTCATAAACTGGGTTACTGGACAAAAGTCTTAACTTTTTCCTTGACTCAAGTAAATAAAATATATTATTTTATATATAAAAATTAAATTGGGAGTTTATGGCTAAATACGACGACAATAAATCAAAACCGCAAATTTCTAGAGAATTGTTTAGAAGATGGAGAGACGCTAGACAAAACTGGGATGTAGAAGCTAGAAATGCTGTGGATTTTACACTAGGTAATCATTATTCATCTGACGAGTCTGAAGCTTTACAAGCTGTTGGACAAGCAGATTTTGTTATAGATAGAATCTATGCTGCTGTTGATAAGTTAAAATCTTTACTAACAGCAAGACCAGCAAAGTTTTCTGTTATTGCTAGAGAGGATTCTGATAATAAAATAGCTAATGTTTGGAAAACAATATTAGAATATATTTGGGATATATCAAATGGTGATAGTAATTTTAAACAAGTAGTACATGACTATGCTGTTACTGGACTTGGATATATGTATGCGTATTTAGACCCTGAAGCTGATTATGGTAGAGGTGAAGTTAAATATACTCACGTTGACCCTTTTCGTGTTTATGTAGACCCAGCTTCTAGAGATAGATTTTTTAATGATGCTTCTGGTATTATTCTTTCTACATTTCTAACAAAACAACAAATGTTAGATTTGTATCCAGACTTAGAAGAAGTTATTGATGATATTGAAGGTGGTATAGATTCACTGTATGGAGAAGACTATCCTTCTTCAACGTTAAAAAACTCAAATAGTGCTATAACTCCTGATGAAGCAAAGAATTTAGATTACTATGTAAATCAAAAATATCAAATACTTGATAGATTTTACAAAGTAAGAGTACCATACTATAGATTGTTTAATACTGTTACTGGGGCAGAAAAGATTGTTGACCCTGAAGTATACATACAGATTATACAAGAAGAAGAAAATATAAAAGCTATAGAGAATGGTGCTATAGAGATAGAAGAAATAATGCAAACAAGAATTGCACAATGCAGTAGCGTTGGAGATACTTTATTATATGAGCGTATTCTAAACACTGATATCTATCCAATTGTTCCATTTACGAACATTTGGACTAATACTCCCTATCCGAAATCAGACGTGAACAAGGTTAAAGATTCACAAAGACTTTTAAATAAGTTATTTTCTCTAACCTTGTCACACGCTCAGTCTGCTGCTGGTCTAAAATTATTAGTACCAGAGGGTAGTGTAGATAATATTAGTCAATTAGAAAAAGATTGGGCTAATCCAAATGCGGTTATAGAATATAATCCAGAGTTTGGTAACCCTTATTTTCCTCAACCTGCACCATTAACTAGTGAGTTTTACTATTTAATAGACAGAGTTGAGAAGTATATAGATTTAAATTTTGGTATACCTGAACTATTACAAGGGTTCCGAGGAGACAATGCACCAGAAACAGTTAGAGGTACAATGCTTTTATCTGAAATGGGTGAGTCTAGAGGTAAATCAAAGTTAAGAGATATTGAAGCAAGTCTAGCAATGGTAGGACAAGTTGTTTACAACTTAGCTAAAGACCATTATAGATATGCAAAAACATTTAGAATTGTACAACCAAATAACGATATTTCTGAGTTTTCAGTAAATATGAGATTGTATGATGATAAAAGCAATGCATTGTTGACTATTGAAAATGATATTCAATTAGGACAACATGACATTCGCATTATATCAGGTTCAACTTTACCTAGCAACAAGGTATCTGAATACAACATGTATCTTGATGCGTATAAACTTGGACTGGTAGATGATGTCGAGGTTTTAAAGAAAACTGAAATCTTTGACAAAGAAGGTGTCCTTCAAAGAAAAGGACGTATGGCACAAATGCAATCATATATCACACAACTTGAAAATCAAGTGAAGAAGCTTAGTGGTGATTTACAAACATCTGAACGTGAGCAGGTATCTGCTAGAAAACGTACAGAAGTTGAGAAGTTCAAATCTAATTTGAATGAAATCTCTACTGCTACTAAGTTAAAAGAAAGACAAAAGGTGATGGAATTGGGTAACTTAGTTGACCGTATGTCTGATAATATGGAGGAAGAAGAAAAATAATCTGTGGTTCAGAGTCTTAGACTAAATCACGGGAGGAGAAAACAAATATGGCAAAAGAACAAGAACAACAACAGGTTGAACAGAGAGACCCAATAGTAGAATCTACAGTAGAACAAGAAGTTGTATTGCAAGAACCTGCTCAGGAAGAAGGTGTTGAAGCATCTGAAGCTGTCGATTGGGAACAAGAAGCTAAAAAGTTTCAATCAATGTACGATAAAAAAGTTGCAGAACACGAAAACTTAAAACAAGATAGTAGTGATTTGATGAACTTAAAACAAGCTCTTAGTGATAAACCAGAGCTAGTTGATGTAATTGAAAAAGGACTTTCAGGAGAATCGGTTGAGGACAAAGGTATGGAAGGAAGTACAACTCCAGATAACTTTGACCCTTGGGACGCCTACTACAAGCCAGACTCAGATTCTTACAAATTTAGAGTAAGTCAAGAGAAAAAGCTTGTACATGAAACAGTAGATAATGAACTAGCTAAACTACAAAATCAAATGGCGATGAATAATTTAAAGACAGAACTTGTAAGCAAGCATAACTTAGGTACAGATGATGCGGAAAAGTTTCTACAATTTGCTACTACACCAAAAGCTAATCTACCTATTGAAACACTTATTAAAGTGTGGAAAGAAGGAGAAGGCAAAGGTGCTAAACAAAGTGAAAACTTAGAAACTGTTAAAAAAACAAAATCAATACCTAAACCAGCTGGCGTACTTCAAGGTGGGGAACAACCTCAACCTTCTGAAGATGAACAAGTATGGAGTAGAATTATGGGAGCCAATAAGAGAAGTAGAATAGCTAAATAACTAACTAAGAGGTAAATAAAATGGCTTTTAATCAAGGACAATTAAAGTCTTCCCAAATTACCGCAGTAGCAAAAGATGCTGGTATAGGACAAAGACCCGACGTTAGACGTTTATATGATTTCTCTGATAGAGTTGCAGAACTCATGCCAGAGGAGTCACCTTTTTTCGTCTATCTAAGTCAGGTTGCAAAAGAAGCTACAGATGATTCTGTTTTTAGATATTTAGAAAACAGAACTGTAACTAACTATACTGCAAGAAACTTTAGCTTAGCAGCAAACGTCAATGGCGGAAGTGCTGTAGCTGCAGGTACTTTATATGACTTTACAGTTGACGACGGAGCTGGAGCTGCTATCGGATTCCTTACAAAAGGAATGGTTATAGCGGTTGCATCTGTTGATTCAACAGCTGGTTATGGACAAGTTTTAGTTAGAGTTGAGTCTTCACCAAACGTACAATCAGCAAACACTACCTTCTCAGGTAGAATTGTTGACGTATCAAATTCAAACGTTTCTGGATATAATGTATTATCAGATAATGACGGATGTCAAATCGTTGGTACATCATTCGAAGAAGGAACAGGTTCACCTGATACTTTCTCAGATACAATTGAAGATGACTTTGGTTATACTCAAATCTTTAAAACAGCTTGTGAATTAACCAACACAGCAATAGCCACAAGATATCGTGGCTACGAGAACGAATTCGATAGAATTTGGGCTCAAAAATTACGTGAACACAAAGTTGACATCGAAAGAGCTATGCTTTTTGGACAGAAAGCTCGTGTGAACGGAGTACAATACACTGAAGGTCTAGTTGGACACATTGTAAAAAATGTAAATCCAATTACAGATAACTCAGCATTTTCATATGATTCAGGTAATGCATACTACAGAAGTGTAGCTCAAGCAGAACTTACATATGATAGATTACTTGCTGACTTAGAGGTTATCTTTGACCCAGCAAGAGGTGGAGCAAGTGAAAAACTTGTACTAGCTTCTTTGCCAGTAATTACATTCTTTAACAAAATGGGCGACGGTGCTTTCATTGACGCTTCTGTTGGACATGCAAATGGACCATACAGAGTTAACATGGATAACGTATCAGGACAGTTTGGTCACCAGTTAATGGAAATCAATACTATCCACGGTTCTATGTTCTTAGTGAAAGAGCCTCTATTTAGAGGTATCGCTAGTGGATTCATGCTTATGGCTGACATGTCTAAATTGGCATACAGACCATTAGTCGGTAACGGTTTAAATCGTGACACTCAAATCATGACAAACGTACAAAATGCGGATGAGGATTTAAGAAAAGACATGATTATGACTGAAGCTGGTCTTGAAATCACACTACCTGAATGTCACGCTCTATACAATGTGGAGGGATTATAAAATGGCTAAAGGTGCATTATTAGAAAAAAATAGTGGTGCTGGTGGTTTACTATCAAATGTAGAACACATCACTGCTGCAAAAACGCTAGAAGAAAAAGACTCAGGTAAAGTCTTTATGTGTTCTTCAGAAGGTGGAGCTTATGAAATTACTCTACCTACAGCTGCTCTAGGTCAAAATGGAGCAGTGTACAAATTTATTGTACATGAAGAAACACCTACAGCTGATATTACAATTGCAGCAGGAAGTGCTATCATTTCACTGGTAAACAAAGATGCTGGCGGAGACGCTGCTAATTCAACTGCTGGAACTCAGGTTTCTAACGTAATTCTAGACACAACTGCTCAAAGAGGAGATATGGTAGAACTTATGTATTGGAACGGAGAGTACTACGGTCTTGCATTTAGTGGTATTAACAACGGTATTCAAACATCATAATATAGTTATTAGGTACTATGGAGTGGGGCTAACCCACTCCGAAACCTATAAAGAATTTTAAACAATAGGAGAATAAAATGGCAAATTTTGACACTGTAACAAAAGTTATTATTAATGATATAAGCCCAGACGCAAGTACTGTAAGTGGCTCTTTAGCTAAAGAAATTAATGATTATATAGAAACTATCGATGACGCAAAGCTTGTAGCTACAAACGCAGTTATGTTAGATAGAACTAGAGTTGCATTTATTATAATTACTAAAGTATAATGGCTAATTGTCAGCATTGTAATGAGCCAAATCCTGAAGGTATGTTCAACTGCCCTTGTTGTGGCAAAAGAGCAAACCCAAATAAATGGAATACTAATTTTGTTATAAGAGAAAACAATTCTTTTGCAACAGCAATTAG